GGATTAACCCTAAGATATAGATTGAGGAGTGTGAATAATGGCAAGGGACGGTACAAACCGTGGTGGCAGAAGGGTCAGAGCAGGTGACAAGCCAGTAGGCGCTGCCGAAAAAATACAAAATGGAAAAGCAGTAAAAGTTATGGATAACGATATTCCAGTGCTTAAAACTTCAGAACTTTCAGCCGTGGATTTGCCGGAAGGAGCGGTCTTAGAGGGAATGGATATGCCAAAGCCAAGTGACTATTTATCGGCTAGGCAGAAAAATGGAGTTCCCTTAGGCGCTGATGAAATATACAAAGAAACCTGGCTGTGGCTGAAAGAGCGCAACTGTGAAAGATTAGTAAATCCACGGCTTATAGAAACCTATTCACAGGCTATGGCAAGATATATTCAATGCGAAGAGGCAACAAGTACATATGGTTTATTGGGGAAACATCCAACGACTGGCGGGGTTATGACCTCGCCATTTGTGCAGATGTCACAGCAATACCAGAAAAGTGCCAATCTTATCTGGTATGAAATCTACGATATCGTAAAGCAAAATTGTACGGAGGCATTTGAAGATAGTACTACAGATACCATGGAGCTGCTTTTGCGAGCAAGGAGAAAATAATGGCGGACAGAAATGAGCTGACAGTGTTTTTGCATAAGTTGAAATTTCACAGACCTAAGCTTACGCGGCAACAAGTCAGAAGTTTAAAGGGTCAGGCACTGTCCAGTAATATCAGCGGTGCTGAAAAAGGCCTTAGTAAGATTTTGGAAAGGAGCAGTGCTTAATGGGAAAAACGACAACAGAAATGCAGCTGGTGGATGTAGCAAAGCTTATTCCATATGTAAATAATGCAAGGACTCATAATTCCCAGCAAATTTTGAAACTGCGTTCTTCGCTTAGAGAATTTGGCTTTATTAATCCGGTTATTATAGACAGGGACTACAATGTGATCGCTGGGCATGGACGGATTCTTGCAGCCAAGGAAGAAGGCATCAGAGAAGTACCATGTGTATTTGTTGATTACCTTACTCCGGCACAAAAGAAAGCCTATATCCTGGCTGATAATCGTATGGCAATGGATGCCGGTTGGGATGAAGAGCTTCTAAGAGTGGAGATTGAGAGCTTACAAGGTGCTGATTTTGACATTGCCTTAACAGGCTTTGATGAAAAAGATATTGCAGAGCTATTTGCAGGAGAAGATGGAGATGCACAGGATGATAATTTTGATGTAGATTCGGAACTTAAGAAACCGCCTGTTACAAAAAGCGGTGATGTATGGCTTTTAGGTAATCATCGTTTAGTCTGCGGTGACAGCACTAAGGAAGAACCCTATGCAGTTCTTATGGACGGGAAAAAGGCAAATCTTGTGGTGACGGACCCGCCTTATAACGTCAACTACGAAGGCAGTGCAGGAAAAATTCAAAATGACAATATGACAAATGACAAGTTCTATCAATTTCTGCTTGATACTTTTCTGAATATGGAACAGGCAATGGCAGATGATGCCAGTATTTATGTTTTCCATGCGGATACTGAAGGACTCAATTTCAGAAAAGCATTCTTGGAGGCAGGCTTTTATTTATCCGGAACTTGTATATGGAAAAAACAGAGCCTTGTACTTGGCAGGAGTCCATATCAATGGCAGCATGAACCGTGCCTTTATGGTTGGAAGAAGAAAGGCAAGCATCAGTGGTACTCCGATAGAAAGCAGACCACAATCTGGGAATTTGATAAACCTAAAAAGAACGGTGACCATCCGACTATGAAACCAATTCCGCTGATTGCCTATCCGATTAAGAATTCCAGTATGAGCAATTGCATCGTACTTGACCCCTTTGGGGGCAGCGGCAGTACTTTGATTGCCTGCGAACAGCTAGGCAGAATCTGTCACACCATTGAACTGGATGAGAAATACTGCGATGTTATTATCAAACGCTACATTGAGCAGGTTGGCTCTGCAGAAAATGTAGCCGTCATTCGTGACGGCAGAACCATCCGATTTGAAGATTTGGAGGTTCCTGTTGATGGCGAATAACACACTAACTCTTGGTAGTTTGTTTGATGGTAGTGGAGGATTTCCATTAGGAGGCTTGATTTCTGGCATTACCCCTTTGTGGGCAGCGGAAGTTGAGCCTTTTCCTATTCGTGTTACTACTAAGAGGTTGCCACAGGTAAAGCATTATGGTGATGTGAGTAAACTAAACGGTGCGGAATTACCGCCCGTGGACATAATCACATTCGGAAGTCCCTGCCAAGATATGTCGGTGGCTGGGAAAAGAAGCGGACTGGACGGTGAGCGTTCCAGTCTTTTTTATCAAGCGGTGCGAATAGTGAAGGAAATGAGGTGTAAAACAAATGGCAAGTATCCAAGATTTGTGGTCTGGGAAAACGTCCCCGGCGCATTCTCATCCAACAAAGGTGAAGACTTTAAAGCAGTCCTTGAAACCCTCTGTAAAGTCAAAACAGAAAATGCTTATGTTCCTGGAACTGAAAAAGGTAAATGGGAAAATGCCGGACTTATCATGGGCGAAGATTTCTCCCTTGCCTGGCGAGTTCTCGATGCCCAATATTTCGGAGTCCCCCAGAGAAGAAGACGCATCTATCTTGTCGCAGATTTTGCTGGTAAATGTGCCGGGAAAATACTATTTGAGTCAGAAAGCTTGTCAGGGTATTCTTCGCCGGGCAGCTGCTCGTGGAAAAGAACTGCCGGAGCTTTTGAAAGTGGCACTAGAGATGCAGGCACAATCTGCTTAAATGACCAAGGTGGGGAGCGGATGGATGTAACTGAAGATAAAACAGCTACCCTTAGAGCCGCGTCTAATCATCCACCGTTTGTTTTTGAAAATCATAGCCAAGATACAAGATATGTTGGTCCTATAGATAAAGCGCAAACTGTACTTGCTACTTTTGGAATGGGGGGTAATAACCAGCCTTTTGTTATGGAAACACCTAAAACACTTAAAATCCGCAGTGGCTGTGAGGGTGGAGGCAAAGGTGCTTTAGTGCAGGAAAATATGTCTGCTACCTTAGGGTGCAATAATGACCAGACTGTATTTGTACCAAAAGCTTATGGGATATGCTCAGATGGCAGTAATTCCATGAAATCTCCTAATCCTAAAAGCGGTGTTTATGAGGCAGATACTGCCCGTACCTTGGATGGTAATGGCGGTAATCCAGCTTGCAATCAAGGCGGAGTTGCCGTGGTTGAAGGGACTAAAGCTTTCCATGTGAATCAGCGTGATGAGATTATTAACCTTAAAGGGAAATCCGGTGCTTTGATGGCAAGGCAAAGCCAGCAAATGCAGACGTTTGTATTGCAAGGCTCTATGATAGGCAGAAAAGAAGAAAACGGACCCCAGGGTAATGGTGTTAATGAAGATGTCAGTTTTACCTTAAATACTACTGATAAACACGCAGTTGCCTATGGAATTGATAGAGCTGCTTTTAACCAAGGAGAAAATGCCAAGTTTGGCTTTGCTATTGAAAAAGAAGTAGAGCCGACTATTGTGGCAAAAGGACCGGAAGCAGTTGCCGTACCTACCTATACCAGCAGTAAGGCATCTTTTTTTACATCAGCGGATAAAGATGTGGCTAATACCCTTGTAGCAACAGATTACAAAGACCCACCGCTTATCAGTGATGAGGATGGTGCAAATTACATTGTACGCAGATTAACCCCAACGGAATGTGCAAGACTGCAGGGATTCCCAGATTGGTGGTGCGGAGGACTCGAAACAGAAAATCCTACCGAAGAGGAAATATGCTGGTGGGCAGAGGTTTTTGAAAGCCACAGGCAGATATTTAAGAGTTTAACTAAGCCAAAAACTCGTAACCAGATTATTAAATGGCTGAAAAACCCTCATTCGGATTCAGCGGAATATAAAATGTGGGGTAACGGAGTTGCTCTTCCCTGTGTCTCTTTTGTTTTGGCAGGCATTGTCTGGGCGTATATGGAGCTGTGAAGTATACTTGATACTTGCAGTAATTGACTTGCTATTAACTACAGATAGAGCGAATATGTACCTACTAAAACAAAGGGAGGTAACAACAATGGTTGTACATTTTGAAGTTGAAAACAGAAAAGAATTAGTTAAGGCTCTTGAAACGCTTACCAATGAAAAGAGCAAGTACCTAGGTGTACCAAGCTGCGCTTATCAGATTGGTGCTTTTACCTTAAGCAAAAGCGGAAACTTAAGCTGGGAAGAAAACATCAGTGATTCAGAAATGGAAACCTTGCTGAGAGAGCTTAAAGAAAAAGGCTTTACAACTAAGAAAGAAATTTTTGCTGAACGGCTTAACGCAAGCACTGAGCAGGAAATTGTAAGTGAGCCTGAAAAAGAAGTAGTTGATTTTACGATTTCCATGCCCATGAGCCTTTTTACCCCAGAGAACTGGGAAAACTTAAACAATCTACTGATAGCAAAAGGCAAGCTTATTAAAAAGGCTTTTGACTTAGCACAGGAGCCTGATGTGTTTGAGGATGACGGGAAGGTTAGCTTTCCGTGGTTTACAGCAGCACCGCAGGACAGCAAAACCATAGATACCTATAGCCGTTTTGTTTGCGCACTTTGCAAACTCGCCAGAGAGCAAAAACGAGTGACTTCCAAAGCAAAAGAAGTAGCCAATGAAAAATATGCTTTTAGATGTTTCCTTTTAAGACTTGGCTTTATTGGCACAGAATTTAAAGAAACACGCAAGGTGCTTTTGAAAAATTTTAAAGGCTCCTCAGCTTTTAAAGGAGGTGCTAAAAATGCGATTCCCAAGTAAAGAGATTGTTGAACGTGTCCGCAGACAATATCCTAGCGGTACAAGAGTTAAATTAGTGCACATGGATGACTGCCAAGCACCGCCTCTTGGAACGCTTGGGACTGTTACTGGGGTGGATGATACCGCTTCATTGATGGTGGATTGGGACAATGGCAGCGGTCTTAATGTTGTTTACGGTGAAGACCTAGCGGTAAAGATTGGGGACGGTGACAATGACTGAAACGATTAAAAAGCAGATACTTTCTATTCGTGACAGCGGCCGCACCAATATGTTTGATACTAATATGGTTCAATATCTTGCTAACGAGCTTGGCTACTACGAATTGGTAATCTTTCTTGAAGAACATTGTAAGGAATATATAAGATTTATCCTTACAGGAGAGCAATAAAAGATATGCTTTATTGTACAGAAATGACTTGCTATCATGAGCCTTTAGAGTGATATATGTAGTACAAAAACAAAAGGAGGCAGGCACCATGTGGAAAGAAGGAGCAATTTTAATCAGAGGAAAGGTTTACAAATACCAAGCCAAGGTTTACGAGGAAGGCAGTGAATACGGTATTGAAGGAGGTAGGGTTTCCAAGGTAATGATTAAGCATGATGGTGAGATTGTAGTAAACTATGACCGAGGTTGGGACGTAGAACCGGAAAGCGAAGGAGCAGAGCTTGCCTTAGCGATTATCTTAAAAGAAAATAATTAAACAAAAAAGGAACGGAGCCAGGAGGCTCTATTCCTAGTACAGCCGATTTTAAGCGGTTATTTTTATGCCTTAATTGGGAGTGAGCATTTGAGAAAGTTGAAGAAATATAAGTCCACAAAATTCAAAGATAAAACTTCCGTTTATAGTAAGGCTGCTGCAGATTATGCAGTCAATTTTGTCGAATGCTTATGCCATACTAAAGGAACCTGGGCAGGTAAGCCTTTTGAACTCATTGATTGGCAGGAACAAATAATTCGTGATGTATTTGGTACTTTAAAGCCTAATGGGTATAGGCAATTCAATACAGCCTATATTGAAATACCTAAAAAACAAGGTAAATCTGAGCTTGCGGCTGCTGTGGCATTACTCCTTACTTGCGGTGATGGTGAAGAACGAGCTGAAGTTTATGGCTGTGCAGCTGACCGCCAGCAGGCATCAATCGTTTTTGAGGTTGCAGCCGATATGGTGCGTATGTGTCCTGCACTAAATAAAAGAGTAAAGATACTAGCATCACAGAAACGAATAATTTACCAGCCGACAAACAGCTTTTATCAAGTATTATCAGCTGAAGCCTACAGTAAGCATGGTTTTAATATTCATGGCGTTGTGTTTGACGAACTGCATACTCAGCCTAATCGAAAACTATTTGATGTTATGACCAAGGGCTCCGGTGATGCACGTATGCAGCCTTTATATTTTTTGATAACAACAGCCGGAACGGATACACATTCTATCTGTTATGAAACTCATCAGAAAGCGGGGGATATTTTAGATGGTAGAAAACATGACAGTACGTTTTATCCGGTAATATACGGTGCGAAAGAAACAGATGACTGGACAGATCCTAAGGTGTGGAAGAAAGCTAATCCCTCTTTAGATATTACGGTTGGCATAGATAAGGTAAAAGCTGCCTGTGAATCTGCCAAACAAAATCCGGGAGAAGAAAACTCGTTTCGTCAGCTTAGGCTTAATCAATGGGTAAAGCAGGCAATTCGTTGGATGCCAATGGATAAATGGGATGACTGCTCCTTTGCTACAGATGAAGAAAGCTTAAAGGGAAGAGTCTGCTATGGTGGTCTTGATCTTTCCAGTACCACAGATATTACAGCATTTGTATTGGTGTTTCCACCAGAAGATGAAGATGATAAATACAGCATTCTGCCGTATTTTTGGATACCGGAGGAAACATTAGGCCTTAGAGTTAAACGCGACCATGTTCCTTATGATGTGTGGGAACGGCAGGGATATTTACAGACTACGGAAGGCAATGTCGTGCATTATGGATATATTGAGAAATTTATTGAGCAGTTAGGTGAGAAATATAATATTCGTGAAATTGCCTTTGACCGATGGGGTGCGGTGCAGATGGTGCAGAATTTGGAGGGAATGGGATTTACTGTAGTGCCATTTGGCCAAGGCTTTAAGGATATGAGTCCTCCAACTAAAGAATTAATGAAGCTGACACTGGAGCAGCGTTTGGCTCATAGCGGTCATCCGGTTCTTCGGTGGATGATGGATAATATCTTTATTCGTACAGACCCTGCTGGAAACATCAAGGCGGATAAAGAAAAATCCACAGAGAAGATTGACGGTGCGATAGCCACAATAATGGCATTAGACCGAGCAATTCGCTGTGGAAATGATAACGGGGCATCAGTTTATGATGAGAGAGGAATTTTAATTTTATAGTTATCCAAAATAAGTTATGTAAAAACAGTTGACAAGCACGTTGCTATATAGTAATATTGTATTATAAGGTAGCTGATAATACATAACTGAAAAAGGAGAATGAGCTATGAAAACAACATTTAATGATTTTATAATGGAAAACAAAAATTGCTCTGGGTACGAGAATAACAAAGATATGCAGGAATTATTTGATAAATTGAACGCTGATGAAAACATTATAAAAATGATTGAGTTCTCTGATCGTGATAAACCTGCATTGGCTGCCTGTGCAGTTGAAATTGAGAAGTGGTACGATTCAAAAGTTAATTGTGGAGTGGATTTGAAGCTGTCTTTTCCAAAAACGGCGGTAGGAAACTTAGTGAAATCTATTCTAAAACCGTTTGGATATAAAGTTATTAAACAAAAAGATTTGCCTAAAGATAATAGAGGAAAATATTTTAAATCTGCATCTTGCTACAAATATGATGAAAATGCAATACGTACGATGCAAATAGTAAAAACAGTTGTAGAAATAAAATAAATTCTGTTCTTTGTGAGCACTTGTGCAAATAGCATGAGTGCTTTTCTTATGTCCAAATTTAAGGAGGTGGTCGATATTTTTAACTTAATGCACAAATTATTCAAGTCTAGAGATAAACCTACAAACAGCACCGCAGGAGGTGCTTACAGGTTCTTATTTGGTGGTTCTACATCCGGCAAATCTGTAACCGAGCGTTCTTCCATGCAGATGACTGCTGTGTATTCCTGCGTAAGGATATTGGCAGAGGCAGTAGCAGGTTTGCCGCTGCACCTATATAAATATAATGAAAGTGGCGGTAAAGAACGTGCAGCAGAGAATCAGCTATATTTTCTCCTGCATGATGAGCCGAACCCAGAAATGACATCCTTTGTGTTTCGGGAAACTCTTATGACGCACCTGCTCCTTTGGGGCAATGCTTATGCGCAGCTTATCCGCAACGGTAAGGGAGAGGTTATTGCACTTTATCCCTTGATGCCAAACCGTATGACAGTTGACCGGGACAATAAAGGACGGCTTTACTACCAATATTGGAGAGGTAAGGATGAAGCCAAGCTGAGCCGAGATAACATAGTCATTCTTCAGCCATCAGATGTGCTGCATATTCCGGGACTTGGCTTTGATGGACTTGTCGGGTATAGTCCTATTGCAATGGCAAAGAATGCTGTTGGAATGGCAATTGCCTGCGAGGAATATGGTGCTAAGTTCTTTGCTAACGGCGCAACACCGGGAGGAATTTTAGAGCATCCGGGTATTGTTAAAGACCCTGCCAAAGTAAGAGAAAGCTGGAATGCAGTCTATCAAGGAAGCAGCAATGCGCACCGCATAGCAGTTTTAGAAGAGGGTATGAAGTACACACCTATAGGTATATCGCCGGAACAAGCGCAGTTTTTAGAAACAAGAAAATTTCAAATCAATGAGATAGCTCGAATTTTTAGGGTACCGCCTCACATGGTTGGTGACCTTGAAAAATCGAGCTTTTCTAACATAGAGCAGCAAAGTTTGGAATTTGTGAAATATACCTTAGAACCTTGGCTTGTCAGATGGGAGCAGGCTATGGTGCGTTCTCTTTTATCTAAAACGGAGAAAGAGCAGTATTTCATTAAATTTAATGTGGATGGTCTGTTAAGGGGCGATTACGAAAGCCGGATGAATGGCTATGCCACTGCCAGACAGAATGGTTGGATGAGTGCAAATGACATCAGACAGCTGGAGAACCTTGACCGCATCTCTAAAAAAGAAGGCGGAGATTTGTATCTTATTAACGGCAATATGACCAAGCTTGCCGATGCAGGGATTTTTGCGGCAAAGCAATCTAAGGAAACGGAGGAAAATAATGAAGAAGTTTTGGAAGTGGAAGAACAAAACCATCACAAACAAAGATAATGAACCTATTTTGGAGCGCACTTTATTTTTAAACGGAACAATAGCTGAGGAGTCATGGTATGACGATGATGTTACCCCAAAGCTGTTTGAACAGGAGCTTATGGCAGATAAAGGTGACGTAACCATCTGGATTAACAGTCCTGGCGGTGACTGCGTAGCTGCGGCTCAGATTTACAATATGCTGATGAATTACAAGGGCAATATCACGGTGAAAATTGATGGCATTGCCGCAAGTGCGGCCTCGGTTATTGCAATGGCAGGCAGTAAGGTTTTAATGAGTCCGGTATCTATGCTTATGATTCATAATCCGTCAACGATTGCCGCTGGAGATAAAGCTGAATTTCAAAAAGCTATGGCAATGCTCTCTGAGGTTAAAGAGAGCATTATTAATGCTTATGAAATTAAGACGGGACTTGCCAGAGTAAAACTGGCAGACCTTATGGATGAGGAAAGCTGGATGAATGCGAATAAAGCAGTGGAACTTGGATTTGCAGACGGTATCTTAAAAAGAAATGCTGAAAGTGCAGCTTTAGACCAACCGGATGTTTCTGTGATGTATTCTAAGGCAGCAGTAACAAATTCTTTTTTTACTAAGGTTACTGAAAAATGTCGCATTAAGACAGAACCCATTATTCAAGAGCGTTCGGTAGAAGAATGCATGAAGCAGTTAAATTTATTAAAGGATCATATTTAAGGGAGAAAATACACAATGAATATTAACGAATTAAGAGAGAAAAGAGCCAAGGCATGGGAGGCAACCAAGGCCTTTTTGGAAAATCAGCGTACGGAAAAAGGAACCCTGAGTGCTGAAGATGACCAGACCTATAATCGTATGATGGAAGACATCAACAGTCTGGGCAAGGAAATTCAAAGAATGGAAAAACAGGAGGCTTTTGATAAAGAACTTGCTAAAGCGGTGAATACACCTATTACTGCTAAACCACAGACAGATATTTCGATGAAAGAAAAGACTGGCAGAGCATCTAATGCGTATAAAACCGCCATGCTGAATGCTTTCCGATCCAACTTCAAACGTGTAAGTAATGTCCTGCAGGAAGGCGTGGATGCAGATGGCGGCTACCTTGTGCCAGAGGAATATGACAGCCGCTTAATCGATACCTTATCTGAAGAGAACATTATGCGTAAGCTTGCTACGACAATTACTACCAGCGGTGAACACAAAATCAATATTGCAGCCACTAAACCAGCTGCGGCATGGATTGAAGAAGGCGGAGCTATTTCCTTTGGCGATGCAACCTTTAAGCAGATTCTCTTAGATGCACATAAGCTTCATGTGGCTATTAAGGTAACTGAAGAACTCCTCTATGATAATGCCTTTAACCTTGAAAACTATATTTTAGACCAGTTTGGCAAGGCACTGGCCAATGCGGAAGAAGATGCCTTCTTAAACGGTGATGGGGTAGGTAAACCTCTTGGACTTTTGGCTGCTGCAGGCGGTGCTGAAGTAACAGATACTTTGACCGCTGCAATTAAGGCAGACGATATGTTGTCTTTGGTTTATGCCTTAAAACGTCCTTACAGAAAATCTGCAGCTTTTATTTTAAATGACCAAACCTTATCTGCTTTACGTAAGCTTAAAGATAATAATGGAGCCTATATGTGGCAGCCTTCGTATCAGGCAGGTGAGCCGGACAGAATTTTAGGTTATGCAGTACATACATCGGCTTTTGCACCAACTACGGCTATTGCTTTTGGTGACTATAGCTATTACAACATCGGTGATCGTGGGGTACGTTCTTTCTCTGAACTTAGAGAACTGTTTGCAGGAAACGGCATGGTAGCTTATCTTGCTAAGGAGCGTGTAGACGGAAAGCTTATTTTGCCGGAAGCCGTGCAGGTTTTAAAGCTGAAGGCTGACAGCGGCGAATAAAAGATAGAAATTTAAGGACAAGTAGGTGAGCATTTTGCTTGTGAGATTAGAAGAAATGAAGCTGTATCTCAGAGTGGATTCAGATGAGGAGGATGAGCTTATTACTCATTTATTGGAATCTGCTGAGAAAGTATGTATGGATGTAGTAAGAGGTGATGCCAATGCTTTAGATATGGCAGCTAATGCCAAAACGGCTATTATGTATACGGCTGCCTATTTTTATGAACACAGGGAAGAAGCAGATTACAGGCAGCTCATGCTCACCCTGCGTTCTTTATTTTTTGCAGAAAGAAGGGGCGAATTTTAGTGCGGATTGCAAAATTAAATCAGCGTGTTGAGGTCTTAAGGCCTGTGCTGACAAGTGATGGTTATGGCGGCTACGGTACTGTGTATGAAAAAGAGACAGGACTGTGGGTTGAAGTTAAAGAGTCCAAATATACCGGCAAGCAGGTTTTTGATACTCCGAATGCCGTTAATAACGTGATGCTGAAAACACGTACCTATCTTAACCTCAAGAAGGGCTGGCATATTTTATGGCAGGGCAGGGAATATGAGATTGTATCGGTAGAGAGATTCTATAAGGACAGCACCTTCATAGAAATAGTTGAATATGAGAAGGGTGTGTAATGAAGTTTTATGCGAAGGTTACCAGTAATGATTTAACAAAAGCGTTGAACGGTATTAGTGCCTGGGATGGTAAAACACGCCTTGGTATTGAAAATGCACTGCAGGATGGTACGAAAAATATTGCCAGAGGTGCAAGGCAGAAGGTAAGCCAAAGAACTGGAAAACTTAAAAAGTCCATAAAATCCGGGTTCGACAGACGTAAGCAAGAAGGAACAGTCAGGGCTAAAACGCCTTATGCACATATTGTGGAATTTGGTGCTAAGGCACATGTTGTTCGCCCTAAAAACAAAAAAGCTTTAACCGTTGCGGCAGGAGGGGAAGTTATCTTCAGAAAAAGTGCCAAAATACCAGCCAGAAAAGGCAGGCCTTTTATCGAGCCAAGCTTTGAAGCAGAAGAACCTAAGATAGTGTCCAGTATGAAGAAGGTGCTTAATAAGTGAAACGTATACCATTAAATGCACTGCAGAAAGCTCTTATTGCGTATCTTAGAGCACATGAAAAAGTGCCTGTTTATGATTATGTGCCGGAAACGGCAAAACCGCCTTTTATGACGCTTGGTGCATTTAATTGTAAAGAGGCAGGCACAAAGTACGAGGATATAGTGGAAGTAACGGTGCAGCTTAATATCTGGTCTACCTATAAAGGCAAGTTTGAAATAAACAGTATTGCTAACCGGGTAATTAGCCTTTTGCAGACCAAGCAGATAGATTTAAGTGAAGATGAATTTACAGCCATTCGGCAGCAGGTGGATTTCTTTGAGGCTTATCCGGAGGAAGAAACAGGCTACAATGGAGTGATCAGTTTAGTAGTATTAGTACAGAACATGAGAAGGAGTGAAGATTAATGGCATATACAGTATTTGCTGAGCCTATTAGTACCAGTAAGGCAACGGCAGGTAAAGATTATCTTTTGTATGTAAATACAGGAACTACCGAAGCAGCACCTACCTGGACCTTAGTAGGTGGTCAGAGAAGCGGTGATTTATCCCGCAAGGCAGATGAAATAGATGCTTCGGATAAAACAAGCGGTGGCTGGAAAGCAACGCTTCCTGGACTTAGAAGCTGGTCTATTGACTTAGAAAGTGTTTATCTTGCCGGAGATACTGGAGCAAAATTTCTTGAAGCTGCTTTTTTAAATAATAAGCAGGTAAATATTAAGTTTGAATATCCAGATCAAAGCTATCTGATGGGGTGGGCCTCTTTAACAGAGTGCAGTCTTTCTACGCCCCACGATGATGTAGCTACCTTAAAAGGAACGCTTTCCGGGGCTGGTCCATTATCTGATCTAAAAACTGGAGGTACGGTAAATGAAGAAGGTTGAGTTTCCGTTGTTTGGAGAAAATGAGTATATGTTTTTAAATATCGGCAGGCTTATAGATATTGAACGCATGACGGGAAAGCCTGCCGGGGACATCATCAAAAACCAAAGTCTTGATTTAGGAATGCTCACTATCATTTTAAGTGTGGCACTTCGTCATCATAAAATGCGTACACCGCAGTGGTATGCCGAGAAAATGCAGGAATTAGTGGAGGAGGGCATAGAACTTGAAACAGATATTCAGATTCCCGTGGTTAAATGTATTGCAGGGTCCGGCATTTTAGGTAAGGCCGTATATTACAAACTGTTTCCGGAAGAAATGACGGATTCGGCAAGTGAGGAATTAACAGCAGAAAGAAAAAACGCAAGGAAGGGCAGATAGTCCCTTCTTTTTTTGCGTGGCTGAAGTGGGCAGAGAGTGTGGCTTATGGACCTCTCGCCTTAAAGCCAAAGGAATTTTATGAACTTACACCGATGGAACTAGTGAAACTAGCTGAAGGGTATGAAAAAAGAAGAATGACCAATCTTTGGACAGCTTCATACTTTACGGCAAATCTTATGGCCACGCAGACTAAGGGAATAACCCCGGAAAAGCTTATGAAACCATTTTTGCCTAAGAAAACAACAGGTGAGAAAGAATTAGAACGGGATAACTTCTTTAGGGAGTTTTATGCTAAAAGGAAGGAGGCGGACGAGTGTCAACGGTAGCAGAGTTATTAGTAAAAATAGGGGCAGATTCTTCTGATTTAAGAAAAGAGATAGCAGCAACAAAAAGACAGCTTAAATCCGCTTTTGGCTCTGAAGGCATGAATTTATCCGGTAAGGCGGTTACTGTTTTAGAAGGCCTTGGTGCAGCTTTGAGTGCTTTAGGTGTATATGCTGTTAAAGCAGGTGGTGAACTCCAAAACGTTCAGGTTGCCATGACTAATATGCTGGGCAGTGCTGAACGTGCAGGTGCCTTTGTAAAAGAACTGCAGAGCTTTGCGGCACATACACCTTTTGAATTTAACGATGTTACAAAAGCAAGTCAGAAGTTTCTGGCTTTTGGCTTTACGGCAGAACAGATTATTCCAACTCTGACTGCCGTAGGTGATGCAGCCGCAGGAGTTGGTGCAGGGCAGGACGGTGTTAATCGCCTGACGATTGCTTTAGGTCAGATTGCTGCTAAGGGAAAACTTGCCAGCCAGGAAATGATGCAGATTACAGAACTTGGTATTCCTGCCTGGCAGCTTTTGGCGGATAAGCTTGGTACAGATGTGGCAACTGCACAGGATATGGTTACTAAGAGTATGGTGGACAGCCAAATGGCACTGGATGCACTTGTCGGAGGCATGGAAGGCCGTTATGGCGGCATGATGGAGCAGCAAAGCGGTACTATACTAGGCACTTGGTCTAACCTTATGGATGGCTTAGGGCAGGTCGCTTCGCAGGCTGGTCTTGCTATAGCCGAAGCACTTAATTTGCATGAACTGTTCAGCTCTATTGGTGAGTGGCTGAGCCGCTTTGCAGAAAACCTGCAAAATGGAGGCATCAGAGAAGCTATTATGAACTGTATACCACCGGAAGTACAAGTGGCAATTGTGGCCTTTGGTACAGCTTTAACCGCAGTAGCGATTCCTGCCATGTATGCCGCCGGAGCTGCGGCACTTGCGATGGCAGCACCTTTTGTAGCAGGAATCGGTGCTGCAGTAACAGCTGCGGCTCCTTTTATAGCAGCAATTACCGTAATTGCTTCAGGTTTATATGCCTTGTGGTCAAGCGGCATGAGTGCAGCCGATGTATTTGGACTTATGGGTGTAAAGACGGAGCTTTTAACTAAAGCAGGAAGTGCTTTGCAGTCAGCTTTTTCTGCTGTAGGAAGTTTGCTAAGCAGTGTTTTAAATGCTCTAAAACCGCTATTTGTAGCTTTTGGTGCAATAGTAGCAGTTGTTATTGAAGGAGTTCTTTTATATTTTGGCTGTTTGATTAATGGGGCAGCACTTCTCTTTACTGCGGTAAGCAGCGTAATTGAAGGCATTTGCAGTGTTTTTGAATGGATGGTGAATGCCATCGGCTCAGCCTTAAATGCCATAGCATCTGTTTTAGGAAATATGGCGGATAGTGTTTTACCCGCCTGGGCATCAAGTGGTCTATCCACTATTTCTAATTTTGTTTCGAATGCAGTCAGCTGGCTATCCGGTCTTATTTCTAAAATATTTGAAACCAATGCAGCTCTAAATAGTGTTGGCAGAGAAAATGAAGAAGATGGAAGTAAAAGTGCAGTAAGCACACCAAAAAAAGAATGGAAAATGCCGGATTTCAGCAATTTTAAAGGCAGTGGTAGCGGCGAAATTCCGTCAGTCGGTTCCGTTGATTCCGGCGGAGGAAGAGGCACAGATTCAAGAGAAGATAATCTTTCAGATAAAGCTGCCAGTACATCTAAAACGATTGAAGACGAATGGGCACGTACTTTTAATACCAAATCTCAGCTTGTAGACCGTTGGTATAAGGAAGAAACAGCTGAACTTGAAAAGTCTAAGTCTGCCAATGAAAACTACGAAAGAGATAAACAGCGTCTTAGTGAGTTATATGCTCAAAAGCACATTAATTCTCTCTGTGAAGAAGCTAAAAAAGCACAGGAAATACAAAACAGTATTCACGATGCATCTTTTGAATCCTTAAAAGCAGGCACTGTATTTAATTCAGATGCAGCGGCTGCAGAACTTATGCAGATGCAGTTAGAACATGAAAAGACGGTAAGCGGTATTGAAGAACGCTGGACTAAATTATCCAACACCTTTATTGGCCTTAACCAGACTGAAAAGGACGTCTTTATCGCAGTTCTAAAAGAACGAAACATAGCTTTTACGGAAACTGAAACAGGGGAGCTGGACTTTCATAAACAAATGCTTAAGGATAAGCTTGCTGAAGATAAAGTTTATGAGGATACGAGGGCAGAGTATCATGCTCAGTGCAAAGATATTCAGGCTAATATTGATGAGGCATATAAGACGAATGATCTTGCCAGGCTGCAGGAGGTTTTAACTGAAGAAGCCGCTATTCGTTTAAATGATATGGAAGCACAGAAAACAATGCTAGATACCTATAAAGAGGCTTTTTTAGCGGCTCATATGACGATGGCACAAGTTGCAGCGGGACTTTACAGCACGGCTTTGAGCGGTTTGGAAGATGCTTTTACTAGTATTTTAACGAATGCAAAAAGTGCCAAAGAAGCCTTTGCTGATTTGGGCAAGAGCATGATTAAGGTTATTGCCCAGTATTTTGCCAAGCAGGCTGCGGGGATGATTGTATCCCATGTTATGGGGCAGAATTTGCAGAAAAAAGAACAGGCTGCCAGCACAGCGCAGGCAGCAGCAGAACTTGCTGTATGGGCACCTGCCGCAGTAGCTTATGAAACAGTGCATCCCGGTTCAGCGGCCAGAGCTTTGGGTATGGTTACTACATCACTTACAACAGCAGCCGCAATGGGAGCATCTATAGCAGCCATTTCAGGAATAAGCGGCGGAGCAAAGACCTCCGGCAGTAATATTGAGGTAGGCGCTTATGCTAAGGGTGGATATTTTACGGGACCAACTTTAGGCATTATTGGTGAAGGAGCAGATAGTGAGGTAGCATTGCCTCTAAACAGGGCTGTATTTAACAATATCGCTGAAGGTATTGTAGAAGCAGGAAGCAGCAGAAACAGTACAGTTACGCAAAATATTTATGGCGATATTAATGATGCAGCTGATGTGGATGATTTGTTTGAAGGCCTGACCAATATGGTCGCTGCTGGATTAAGGGGTGTATGAGATGAATTTTCCGGAACGTGAAGATAACGGAGATAAGCTTAAAATCTTAAAAGATGGTCATGAATATGTGCTTCCGTCAGCCTGGTCACTATCTGATGCCGGAAGTTATGATTTTAACAGCAAAATAGAAGACAGAACCTTTTCACATGGCGGTGATGCTATAGGGGACGGCATGATTAAAGGCCATGCTATTAAAGTGAAATTTTCTATGCTTGCCGCGGATGAATTTTCTCATGATGAACAATTAAACAGGGCCTATCGCTATTTTGCTCAAAAGGATTATAAGCTTTACTGCGGCAGGTCTGACCGCTGTTTTAATGTTGCAGGCATCAGTAAAATAACCCATGAATATGAGAAGGGCTTTAAGCAAAGATGGAGTCATATCACGGTAAGTCTTTTATTAGCAGATCCCTTTAGGTATGAGGGACAGGAAAGCCTTGTAACTTATGACTTCCCGTCCGAAGCTTATCAAGCGGAAATGGTACTCCATAATTTAGGAAGTGTTGCAACACCTCTTACCTTTAAATTTATACCTAAAAATAAAATGGCGGATGTTACGATATGGCATAAAGAAACGAAAGAACAGTTTAAGCTTTCGGACGCACTGCTCATTGCTCCTGCTTTTACAGTTATAAACAGTAAGGATGGAACGGTATGGAGAAATACGGCCAACAGCATAAATACCTTTAACGGACAATTTTTAGAGGCTATACCAGGGAAAAACAGCTTTTTCTATACAGGAGGAGCAGGCCGTATTGAAATTACTTATACCAATAGGTGGTTTATATGAATTTTACTTTTGGCAAAAGTATCTTCGGTCGGTTTATCTTTGCTGGCAGTACCAAAGGAAATGTAGCGGAAGCCGGCAGAGGCGAAACTAAGAAGTATTATTCCGGTCAGTATACGGTTATTGCATATGCTGCTGACGGTACAAGGACAGCCTTTTTTGGCAGCGGCAGTGAGAAAAACTCCTTAAGCAAGGTAACATTTGAAATAGGTTCTACCGGCTGCGGGTCCTGTGAACTTCTCTTTAAGGTATTGCCTTCTAACAGTGAGCTTAATTATATGCAAAGAATAGACATTCATTTATTTGGAGATGAACTGCCCTGGTATTCCGGTTATATCATCACAAGACCAGTGGAAGGTTCAACGGAAACGGAATATAAATTTACGGCCCATGGCTACTATAATCGATTGGAAAAACTGGTGCTTTTTGAAACCTATGAAAATATGGACCCAGGGGCAATTGTAAGAGATATTGCCATAAAAGCTGAAAAAACACATGGAACTATTTATAACGCTAGCAAGATAGCAGATGCCGGGTATACCATAACAAAGCTGGTTTTTGACGGAGTTACGGTTAAAGAGGCGTTGTCTGACCTGGCAGATTTTGCTGTGAATTATGTTTACGGGATAGATGAATACCGAAGCTTGTATTTTATGCCAAGAGAAACAGGTATTAATGAAGAAGCAAGGCTTACAGTCGGTAAACATCTTAATAAATATGTACCCTCCTGGAATGTGGAGAAAATTGTTAATTGGGCACGAATCAAAGGCGGTAATATTGATGACGAGGGTGAGCAGTGGCTGTGCGTGGTTAAAGATGATGCAAGTATTGCCGAGTATGGCAGGAGAGATGAAATTTGGACGCTTCCTTCCGCTTATGAAGTAGCAGATGCGGTTAGATGGGGAGAAAATCAGATTAGGCAGTATAAAGACCCGATTAAATCAGCCAAGCTGACAGGAGTACGTTTAGAATATCCGTTGGTTGATGGAACTTTTAATGTAAGGCATATGACTACTACAGGCAAGGCTCAAATAAGGACGCTTTCAGGTGCTACCCATGAGTATCCTATAACCAAAGTCAAATATACCATATCTGCATCAGGTGGTATTGCTGCAGATGTAGAGCTTGGAGAGCCGATTTTTGCTTTAGAAAAATATTTGTCAGACATTGAACGGAGTGCAAAGAATATAGAACAGTCGCAGGCATCAGCCATTAAACAACTGACTGCACTTTAAGGAGGTAAACAGTGGCTATAAAAGATTACAGATTAGACCCATTTTTAAATGTGCTGAATGTAAAAAGAATAAATGGAGAGCAGCATCAAGTGCCTAATCAAAGTCCTTATACGGTAAGGCTTAACGAAGTACCACAGAAAACAGACCCCAGCACTCTTGCTGTAGCTTTCAGCGGAGGGGTAATACTTACAGAGGTTGCTGCAACTCCCTCTCAAAGTCAATACTGGCCGGACTACAATACAACAGCTCATGGAGCTGCAGACTGGAATACAGGAACACTTCTTTTTAATGCAGCGGATGCAGGGAAAATCATTTATGTGAGCTATAACGGTACAGGAACAGTGGTGGATGAACGGCTGCAGGATATGTTGGAATTGTCAGTAACGACAAGTACCCAATCGGAACGGGATGTAAAGCTTTCAGGAACTGCAGTCAGTTATGACGCTTCAGAAAGTTCCGGAGGAGGTAATTTAAGTTCCGGCTATGTAAGAGTAAAGCAGCACCGGGGACTTCCTGCTGGGACGTACACATTAAGAGAAGTAATCCAGCATTTAATTAATCGCAGTCAGACATTGGAATTTATAAAGGGTACAAATTATTACAACTGCAATTGTGACTGCGGCGATGATATGTGAAGGCGGTGATGTGTTTTGATTTCAATAGATAGTAATTTTAATGTTGAGGTATCCCAGTATGATACTTATACCATAAGGTTTAAGTTTAAAGACTACATGCTCACATCTGATGATAAATTCCGCTTTTCCATTAAAGCAACTTCAAATTCAACGGATGTGGTATTTCAGAAGGATGTCTATAATGCAGGGAAAACCTATATTGACCTGCCAATTACCTTAGGAGAGTTAAATAGTCTGGCTCCGGATACCTATGTCTATGATATTGCCATTATTAACAGAAACACTCAAAAGATTACAACGCTTATCTGGTCAGCGTATTTTATGATTAAGGGGGTGGCTCATAATGTCGATTGAAATAGAGGTCAGTGCGTTTAATAATGCAGAAGGTAAGGCACTTGAGGTAGGCGAATATGGTGCAGAGGTTGCCAAAGAATACGCAGATAAAGCTTTTGAGTATGCTGAAAGTGCTAAAGAAAGTAAAAATCTTGGGCAGAAAGCAACGAGCCACCGACAGGAAGCGAAACACGTTCTGCTAAGAACTGGGCAGATGTGGCCAGGCAGTGGGCAGAAAGCGATGCAGATCCGGACGGCATAACAGATGTAAAATCAGCTAAAAGCTGGTCATCCTTATCTAAAGAATATGCTAATAACGCATCAAAGTCAGCGATAGCCTCTTCTAATAGTGCTTTAAATGCTGACTCATCTGCTAAGGCGAGCAGTGATAGTGCTAACGCTGCGGCTATATCTGAAAAGAACTCAGCAAACAGCGAAACGTCAGCCAGACAGAGTGCTGAAAATGCAGCTTCAAGTTTAGAAAAACTGGAAACCGTGGAGTTGCCTTTAAAAGCGGATCTTGCTTCCCCTTCTTTTACGGGATCACCTAAAGTGCCTACGGCGGCTCAGGGAAACAGCTCACAGATTATTGCGAGTACTTCTTTTGTCCAGACAGCAATTGCTGCACTCGTAGCATCTGCTCCCGGAACTTTGGATACCCTCAAGGAACTAGCTGCTGCCTTAGGAAATGACCCCAATTTTGCGACTACCATAACAAATCTTATTGCAGAAAAATTAGATAAAACTGCTAATGCAGTAAGTGCCACTAAAGCGGTACAGGACGGGTATGGAAATAATATTGTAAGTACCTATGCTACGAAAACCGAAATGACAGGGGGCATTACTAAACTTTCCACGGTTGCTTCGACAGGCAGTTATAGTGATCTTTTAAATAAACCTACTATTCCAAATAAAACAAGTCAGCTCACCAATGATAGCAATTATGTTGTTCAAGATACTAGCGGCAATGTGACTATAGCCGGAACTTTAACGGCAGCTAAAGTAGTAAACGCCTATTATAACGACTATGCTGAATTTTTCCCCAGAGGAGGAGAAACAGAAACGGGAGATATTATTGCTTTGGCTGATGGTGGCAAAGAATGCTACGAAAAGGCAACAGATAAGTCGATTATGGTGGTTGGCGTCCATAGTGATGAATATGCCCAAATAATTGGTGGAGAAACAGATGAAAATGGCAATGTGGATATTGGTAAAGTAATTCAAAACTATATCCCTGTAGCTTTAGCAGGAAGAGTGCACGTTAAGTTTTATGGTACTGCTATTGCTGGAATGAAGGTTGTTCCATCAGAAATACCCGGAGTTGGCAGAGCCTTTACTGAAGGCGATAAGGAAGATAGTGTTGTAGGAAGAATCGTAGCAAGCGACAGCTTTCAAAATGTAAGACGAGTAAAGATAATGGTCAGGAGGCAGTGATGGGGAGATTTTTAAAGCGAAAAATACATACAGTGTTTTTAATGTTGGGTAATAGTTGTAATATGAACTGCCGTTATTGTTTGCAGCATCCTTTGGTAAATCGGCAGCTGACAGAGAAAATTAATCCTGTCATATATGACTTCTTGAAAGAATGTGCTGATGAACTGCCAAAAGGACAGAAACTGCATATCCAGTTTTACGGCGGAGAACCGTTATTATATTTTGCAAACATTAAGACGGTAGTAGAAAAAACAAATGAATACTGTTGGTTTTCAGTTATTACAAATGGGAAGGCGGTCACCGAGGACATGGTGACCTTTTTTAATGCCAATAAAATGCCTGTAACTATTTCATGGGACGGAAGAAATGTGCTGGAAACCCGTGGATATGATGTATTTGCAGGTAAAGAAAAAAGAAAGCTTTTG